TTCCCCATGCCTCCCTGCGGGACAAATCTCAATTACTTACCAGTCATTAGCTCGCTAAAAGCCTTGTCAACACTATTATCAGCGCTTCCATACTTGGCAGTCTCAGATGAACGACTCTCGGCGGAACCATCACTCGAAAGTTGTACATCAAGAATCGCGTCGACCTGCGCTGGAGATTGACGCTCGAATAGAGAATCAAAGTCAGGCATGCCATCAAGGAGGGCGGAGATCGCATCCTTGTCTTCCAGCAATGCCGATGTGTTACGACGCATCTTGAGGTTTGTTTGAGGATACGCACCGGGCTTAGTCGGCTTAGTATAAGTAAGTGTGATGTCCGTACCCTCATTGATATCTGTGACATCTCCATACTCGGGATCTAGGATATAACCCAGAAGAAGTTCGTAAGCCTGTTTACCATAGCCATAAACTTTGATACCTTCTTCCTCTCGACCCCTAACAACGACTGGTGAGAAATAGCGAGTGCGAACAAAGAGTGACTTCGCCAGCTTCTTGCTTTCCTCGTCGTTTTTATCGCTTCCTTCACGCCATAACGTAGAAGCGAATTCGCAAATAGGACAACCCTCTCCAAAGTTGCGCTTTGGACAAAGAATGCCTCCGCGATGATCTCCTACATTATAGTGGAAGAACATCTCCTTCAATGGATCTCCGTCGTTCGTTGGAACGATACGAATATCCGTATCACCCTCATCTGGCTTAAACCAGACAGAGTTTCCGTTAGTGTTTTCGCCGCGTAGTGTTGCGAGCTTTCGGCGCATTAGCTCCATATCAATTCCCATAATTTATCTCCTTTTTTTTTGATGTTTATGAGTGAACAATAAGCGTTCCTTACTGTTCTATTATAACACTCTCGACAAAGCAAGTCAAGAGTTTTTTTGGATTGCGTTAGTGTGGGCAACGCAGAACCCAAAGTCTTGTTGTAGCGGGGTTTCATAGATAGCATATGAAATTTTTCTAAAAGCATTTCTTGGTTTTTCCTTTAGCATATTAACTAGCTTCCTATGAAGTCCGCCTTCTTCTTTCAATCTTTTTTCATTGATACACATATAATAACATAGCTCACGGTCAATGTCAAGATCAAAAATCCATTTTTCTTCAAGATTATCCATGTCCAACATTCCAACCGTTCTAACGCGGTTAGCCTCTGCTGGTTTTGCTACTTGTCCGATTTCAGGCTCAGAATGCTCAAAATAGTTCAAGTAATGAATAGTAGAAAAAATGGAAGTATTGAGCGTATCATAATACTCTTTAACAGGAATATTCTGTAAAATATTTTCTAGATTTAAATTTGAAAAGAACGTAATTGAATTAAATAGTCCTGATCGAGCATATTCTTGCAAAACGCCAAACACGGTATTTTCTACAAGGCGCGGTACTCCAGTTAAAAGTTCGATATCAGGTTTAATGTAAAATACATCAATTCTCTTATTTTTAATCTGTTCTAAAATTCCCAATGAATAATTTGAACTATAAGAAGAACCAACAATAATAAATTGAACATGATCATCGATATCCTTAAAAAACTTTTTCATATTCGGTACGTTCTTTTCGTAATCTTCTGGATTCTCATATGTCCTTAGCTTAAATTTATATTTGGACGAACGAGCTATTTTATCATTCATCAAATATACATTATAATTGGGGGGAACAGAAAACTTTTCTGCAATAGCCGAAGCGGCATTCCCAAGTCCAATAATAGATATCATATCTTGAGATCTTCCAAATCAAAATAGTTCTGGCCGGCTTTCAAATTAACAAGATAGTTTCCTAGCTTATTCTCGGCAAACATCTTTTTGATATCTACAATCAATTCGCGCTCATCGTCTGCCATATCCAAAACAATCTCATCATGAACTATATGTGAAACAAACGATTTTTTACCCTGTAAGAACTCGTCAATTTCAACCGCCTTATCTAATACTAAATCAGCCGTTGTGCTTTGCACAAGGTAATTCAAGGCTTTTCTATCGTCTACTATAATGCTCCGCTTAAAAGGCGTATTTACCCTTCCATCAACATAGTGTTTTTCTAAGACGGCTGCTTTATTGTAAATACTATCCTTTAAAGCTTGATGTTCATCGGGACTGTATAACCATGTAAAGAATATAGTCTTCATTTCGTCTCTTGTCAAGTCTTTTTTTCGAATAACATTATTCTTGTTCCATTCATGGATGTCTTCCTGCGGCTGCGGCTTTCCGGCTAAAGCTAGGAACGTCCGTGCCTCTGCCCCGTTATAATCCAACGAAATAAACCAATCATTGTGTGGCTTCACAAGCTTTCTCAACTCTCGCATCATCGTGAGAATAGGGAAAGAACTAGTGTTTGTAGCAAGCCTACCTGTCACAGTTCCAAACAAATTATAATCTACATGCTTAGAGCCCTTTAACAATTTTTGGGCGCGCTCTCGTATGTGTGTTTTATAAAACAAAGATTTGCTGTTGTCTCCGCTAATATTTAAATCACGGTATTTAATCTTGTAAAGCAGCTTTTGTACTTTATCTAAATGATCATAATTTTCAGGCTTTTCGTAGTTACTAAAAACATATTCTGTGATTTTATTCTTCGCCTCGCAAAACTGCTGTAAAAAGTCCTTTGGCACCAGATCAAAGAAACAATGCTCGCGCATACTGATTTTTCCTATTCTGAAAGACTTCAAATATGCTTCAAAACGTCGTTGTAGCCGGCGCCATTCTTCAATCAAATCTTCAGGGCACACTTGTTTGAGGGATTGTCCCCCACAGCGCAACCACGCATATTCCACATCGGAATCCGTGATGGATCCCGTATATTTCCACGTTCTTGTTAGCTCCGGAGGGCTCTCGTCAAAATACAATTTTCCATCGACATATAGGCCAACGCACTCAGACTTATCATCCAGGGTTTGAAATATCAAGGCTCCTCCGCATCTCTTCTAGCTCGTAGATATTTAATATTGTAACCTACTGAGCCTCGATAGTCAAATGGTTTATTGATAATTGTTTCAAATTTTCGTAAAGCTTGATTTATGTTCTTTGAACGATATAATTCTATTGTATCATCTATTAATATATCTCTTTCGTAGTCTTTAAATTTAGACTCTTCCTCCAAAAATCTGATTTTACAATATAACTCCAAAAAATACGATTCAGGATATTGAGAAACTAAAGAATCATTAGAATATGTTTCAGGTTTATAAATTTTCGATATCGTGCTCCCGTTACACTCCTCAGTGATCAAAAAGCTTGGTAGCTTGACCTTATTATATAATTGTAAAAGCCAAAATTTAAATTTTGGATAATACATTTTATGTGTACTGGCATACATCCTTGCAAGAATTGAATTAGTACTTCTAACACCATATTTAGCAGCATATTCAAGTGTAAGGGGGGATGCAATATCCACCACTATTCTCCATGGTATTGCTCGATCAACCATAAATCCATAATTTTTACAAGCGTTCAAATAAAAATTCCAGTTAGGGCTTTCAATAAACTGATTTATCTTCTCTTCGTCATTAGCGGGATCCAAATCAGCTATTTCTATCGTCAAAGCATTTGCTAACATCGAGCAGTATTTACTCTTCATATAAGCAGTTTGAGTAAAAGGAACTGTGTGTGCGCTTTTTTGCAATAAGATCATTAATTCTTTTACAAAATCATCAAAGTTTTTAACTGTTATATTCTTGTTAAGAAAAGTTGCAGCAATAGCTGTAAAGTGTGATTGTATGTGTTTATAATATAAATTTCCTGGATCTATGTATGCTTTATAAGCTTTTAAATTGCTTAAAAATGGATCGTCTGGACTGATTTGTCCTGTTAGAACACATTTATTAAATTGCCGAACTAAATCTCTAAAAGCTTCAGCAGCAAAACCGGCGACCTTAAGTGCTGCCGTTTTAGAAATCACAGAATCAAGCATTTTTAAAGGCACACCGCTAGCATAAGTAATAGGAACAAAACGACGGTCGACCCTGCCATAAAAGTATTTCTCTCCTTGATTAAAATCAACAAAATTTGGTGTGGTGGGGGTAGCACTTAAAACATTTCCACGATATATTGTTCTTTTTTGATGAAGTTCCAGGGCAGATTCAGTATTTGATTCGACATAATAAAGAGACATTATGATGGCATCTCCGTTCCTGCTTCAGCGGTACCCAAATCATCCGCACCCATACCTGCCCAGTCCATCAACCCTTCCATCCAACCCGTCATTAATGATTCTTCTTCGCGATTTCCAACATAGCAAAGAGAATTATTACTATCTGAGCCTTCGGAATCCGTTTCCGCGTCTTTAGTGGCAACGTTAGCCCCGATTTCAGCATTTTTTGAAGCCACCCATTTAGCTGTCAATTTAGTTTCTGCTGTACCCGCAGCAAATGAAGTCTCATTACGAATAATCATACAATAGCCTCCTATTCCGAATTGCGTTAAATCAAATATTTGATCATCAACCTTTGAATTTGGCGCAAATCCTTGAGGATCTACATATATATACGTTCCTGGGAACGCGCCCACATTGGCATACGTTGTTATATTGATATCATAAACTTCTCTCAATTGTTCCAAACCATCATACCCTTCTTGTTCAAATCGAACCTCTTTTAAATACTTAGCATCAGTCTTCGAAAGTTCGATTCTTTTAACAATGCCCCTATCTTTTCCTAACATGTAATGAAAAATACCACGCTCTTCATCAGCTTCTTTTTCTCCTAGCATCAATTCTGCCGGCTGGGTTCTTCCGGCAAAAAAAGTCAAATAGTTCACTTCTCGATCTTGGCCTGGATTAGATGTTGGGGTACCCTTCGATCCAGCAATATTCAATATTGGCTGTGGTGCTCCACCGGTGGCGGGATCTAGGATAGCACGAGATAACCATTTCGTTGGATCTGTTATAGTATATACGCCACCACCCCTGAGCATATATTCTATAATTTCATCATATTCTTTAGGGTTGCCATCACTGTCCAAATTCTTATAAGAAGTCAAAACTGCTTGATTTAATACCGTTCTTTGTTTAGCAATACTACCAAAACAGTCATCATCATTAAGGAAATTTCTTATAAGATTATTAAAAAAATCACTTAAGAATCGACTTAAAGGATAGACAACTTGCTCTTTTTTGATCAATTTCTCCGTCATCCATTCGGTAAAATATTTGGCAGAAATCGGAATATCTCCAAAGTTTACAAATTTACTCTGATCTTTTTGCACTGGATTAACAAGCTCTAATGGGCCCAAAAGAATTCTAAGTTTTTTAAAATTAAGAGAATATTTTTTAAGATCCGTAATTTCTTCAGTCAAATCATCAAGATCAATCTCATCTGAATTAATATAAGTTGCTACGTCAGGATCGTTTAGAAGTTTTTGTGGCAACTCCTCTAAATTAATATCAATCCCTTCTAAAATGACATCTATCAAGTCACTTACGTAAAAAAACGGAACATTATTAACGGTAGGATCATTAGCCATTAATGATAATTTAAGCTCATCTTCTTCGCCTTCGGCTGCGGCAGCTTCAACTTCCTTATTATATAAAGCATATAACTCTTGTGCAATCTGGCCACCAGATCCACCAGCAGGCTGAATCAAACTACCAACAGAGGCGCCGCCAGCCAGTTCAGCATATGGGCCTAGAGTTTGAAAAGACATGAGATCATCAAATGATATATTAATAAATCTCATTTTATCAGTACTAAGAAGTTTGCCCATTAACGACATAAGGCTTTTGCGTTTTTCTTCATTAACAGTATCGCTTTCTAGCTCTTGTTTTTTTATTTCTGAAACCTGTGAGGCGCTACATTTGGTTTGAAGAGTTTTATATCTCAGCGTTCTTTTATATGTCTCTAAAGAAATATCTATGTTCGAAAAAATATTATATTTTGGTTGATCAAAAGCATCATCGACATACGCCAAATAATTTATTACAAAATTAACGCGCCCTTGTTGATCTATGTTGAATTCATGTATCGTAGGAGTCAAATTTATTGTTATAAATGAATCATTTACAGCATCAATTACAGAACCAGCATTATAAGGTAATTGACCTCCTGGCGAAGCCCAACCAACAACCGCTTTAAGTCTAAAATTTAGTTTATCTTGATTTTTCTTTTGCTCTTTCGCTTCCTCTTCGCTTGCGGTTGAAGTCTCTGTGGCAGCTTTGCCACTACCTGTTTTTAGTGCCAACTCGATATACGAATATTCACCACGATCCTTCATTAGTTCATCAAAACTATTAGCAAAAATTGTTAATTTCGCTTTAATGCTCTTTTTAGCAGCAAATGGGTTATTGCCGTCATAAACAAAAGAAAAATCTTTTATACCGGCGCCGAATCCTCTTTTACCTTTCTCTAAAAAAAGGCTTTGTACTTCATTATACGTAGTGCTTGAATCAAATACATATTCTTGTTCTGATTCTAAAATTTCACCAGTCTCAGGATCCTCATCCAAATTGACTTTATAAAGTCGAATCATAGGCTGCAAAGATGAAAGAACATCTGTTTGTATATCAAAAAATTCAGCCTGACTAGGAGACTGCGTAAGCCTATTTATAAATCCATATGGTTGACCTTCCGCCATTATACAAGCATTGGAAATTGAAGAGGAAGGAGGTACATTTGCGTAGTAAGGAAGTTTTTTGGGAGTAGCAATTTCAATAACTTCTTTTTTATAGGTAG